GGCGGTGACGAAGGTTGCAGTTGCGCCGGCCAGGATGAGCGTGGACGCTCCGACGACGGCGACGGGGTTCGGGCCAATGGCCACATAGCAATTACCGGTGGAGACTAGGCGCAGGGCGCGCGAGCCAATCAGCATCGGGGCCGGGCCGAGCGCGGACGCAGCGCCGAGCGTAATATCGTAGGCGGTATTAAGGCGGAAAGTCGACATGGCTACCTCGAAATGAAAAAGGGGGCTCCCGAAGGAACCCCCTGTTGCAGCCTTGCGGCTTTAGGCTTTAGCTCAGGCCGGTGATCAGGCCGCTGGCCGCGTAGTTGCGGTGCTTCAGCGAGAACTCACCCACGATCTGCACGTTCGTGCTGTCGCCGGTCTTCGCGAGTGTCTCGCGGAACCAGTTGCGCAGCACGAGCTTCTTCCACATCGTGGTCTCGAACACGAGCGCCGTGGTCGCCAGCAGGAAGCGGTTGATCACCACTTTCAGGCCCTCGTCCGAGAACGGCGTCACGTAGACGTCGATCACGTTGTAGAGCTTCTTCTTGGTGTTATCGACGTAGTCAGTGCGAGCCGTGCTGGCACCCGGAGCCGTGCCGGACTTCCAGCTGGCGATCTTCGGCGCGTCGGCCGGCTTCACCATCAGGATGTTAGGCTCAGCGCCTTGGATGTAGCACTCCTGCGCCACCGTCAGCACGTTCGCTTCGACCAGCGGGGTGCTGGAGTTCGTCACGGTCGAGCTGGACGCAACCTGCGCCTGATAGCCGGCCATCTGGCGGGCCACGGTGTCGCTGCCGGCCACGGCGGTCTGGCCCGTGCCCACGAAGGCGTATTCCAGATCGCGCTTCAGCTCCGCGCTGCGCAGGCCGAGCTGGTAGCTCAGTTCCTTGTCGCGGCCGTATTTGCGAACCACGTCGGCCGTGCCAGACGCTTTCGCGGTCTTGGTCAGGATTTGCGTGTTGTTGTTGCGCATCACGGTCGGCTGAGCCGTGGCGGTCGGAGCGTCCGCGCCTTCAACGGCGGCGTTCGCGGCGGCTGCCAGCAGGCTGTCTTCCTGCCATTGGTGCAGGGTATTGTGGATGCCCTCGTTGCCGGACATCGACTGGAACGGCGTCTTCGTCGGGCTGATGTTGGTGATGATGTCGCTGATATCTTCTTTGATGCCAACGATGTCGTAGGTGTTCACGGTGCCGCTGATGGTCACGGGTATATCCTCAGGTATGTGGAAAGGTAGAGTTAGGCGGCGCGACGAGAGGTCGCGAAGAAGGCATCAGCTGCGTCGTCAGTGCCGCCGTCGCTCTGCCGCAGTTTGGCGATGGCCGCTTTCCGGTCGGTGCTGGCACTGGCGACAGCGGGAGCTGCGCCTGGGGTCAGGACTTTCGTCGGACGGTTACGCACTTTCTCAAGCTGCTCCGTGGCCGTTGTGGCACCGGTTCGATACAGCATAGCGTCGTGCATCAGTTTCACGGCCCAGCTATCGGGCTGCGCGAGAATGACGTTCTTCGGCGCTCCGTAGGCCGCCACAGCGTGGTCGACCATCTTCGTGTAGAGAGCTGAGTTGAAGCCCGGCACACCGGTCTTCGGATCGTTCAGCTCGACCAGGGCGGCCTGGGCGCGAGTGTTCATGCTCGCCTGCGTCTCCGTGGCGCGTGCCCGCGTGACGTCGCTCAGTTCCTTGGTCAGGTAATTATAGTCCGCCATCGCCTCGTTCGCGTCCTTGCGGATTTGCTCGAAGGTTTCCTGATCGACCGATTGGTCGCGGCTCAGTGCCAGAAAATCGATTGTGGAATACGGGGCCCACTTCGCCTGCGCCTTGGCGACCATCGCGTTCAGCGCGGTCTCGGCGCGGGCTGTCTTCTCAAGGGACGCGGCCTGCACGGCAGCGACGTTGGCCCACTTCGCTTCGTTCGCGGTGCGGGCGGCGAAGGTTTCCTTGAGGGCCTTCAGCGAGGCCTTCGTCTTCGTCTCACCTTCGCCCCACTCCAGCTCAGCGTCATCGGGGTCCACAGCAGTCGCCGTGGATGCGTCAGGAGCCGTCTCGGCTTCTTCCCGGTCAGGAGTGCCCAGCGTGACGCCAGGGGCTGTCCCATCGGGCGCTACGGCCTTACCTTCGGCGTCCTTGTGGGACGTCTGGAAGAACGCGTTCGCGCCGTCAAACTCGCCTGTGCCGGCGTCGTCTTCGAAATGTTCAGTCGTCAATGTCAAACTCCTTGTCGACGGCAGCGTCTTCCAGCTCAGCGCCGGCCTGTGCGAAGGCCTGGACCTGTTCCGCAATCTCTTTGATCGCGGTATGGAGGACGTGGTGGTGAGTGATGGTGGGAGCGCTGGCGGGGCCTATCGGGCACGCGGCTATGGCCTGCATGTGATAGTTCGACAGGTCGTCGATGACCGCGAGAAACTCGCTACCAGGGGTGAGCAGCGCGGCGCATCGCCGGCCGCGTTCGATAATCATGCCTGGATCAGGCGGGAGCATGGCGTTCCTTGTGTGAGAGGAATGGGGTTGGTGACGCGGTTATCCCCGCCGCGCACAGGGCCGCCAGGAGCTACCTGGGGCCTATTCTGTGGTCTGTGGACCGGTGGAGTTACCGGGTAGGCTCAGCCATGGACGACAGCTTGGCGGCAGCAGCAGCCTCTTGCTGGAGCTGTAGTTCGGCGGCGTCGACGGCAACCTTGTGGGCCAGCTGATCCTGCTTGAGCTGGATATCAGCCATTGACCGGCGGGTTTCCAGCTGCATCTTGGCCAGCTGATCCTGCTGCTTGTTCTGCGCTTCTTGCAGAGCGAGCTGCGAGTTCGCTGCAGCGGCCTGGGCGTTCGCCAGCTTGACCTGTGCGTCGGCGTGCTTGACCGCGAGGTCAGCCTGCTGCATCGGGTCGGGCGGCGGCGGCTGGACCTGATCGGGCGACAGGATGTAATCCGTGACGTCCTTGATACCCATTGCGTTCATCGCTTTCTTCACGACGTTGAAACGCTTCTCCGGCGGGTATGCGACCTTCAGCATCGGATCGCCGGACAGGTAGGTGTCCAGCTTCTGCCACTTCATCAGCTCACGATCCTGATCGCCGTAGCCTAGAGCGAACGAGACTTCCATCTCGGTGTCTTCAGGCCACGCCGTGAGATCGATCGGTGTCCACGCGCCGGCAACCTGAATGATCTTCTGGCGGTCTTCGTTCTCAAGGACCAGCTGGTAGATCATTTCGTAGATGCCACGCAGGAAGTTCTCCGCGAAGTTGCGGGCGATGATCTTCTGGCGGATTTGGCTGACGCTGATTAGGTCGTTGACCATGCCCTGGCTGTTCTGCTTGGACACAGCGTCTTTGTTAAGACCCTGGCTCAGCCGGCTGATACCGGTGATCTCTTCCTTGTCCTCGTCCAGCAGGCTGATCGTTTGGAACACAAACGGGTTCAGGCCGGCTTGAGGGATCGGAGCGATACCGTCAGGGCGCTTGACGTTCACGATACCGCCTATGCGGTTCTCCATCAGCTCCCGGGGATTGTCCACGGTGCCGCGCACAACCTGCAATCGCGGGTTATTAGTGATCAGCGCGTGATTGATGATGGACCGCGTCAGATAGGTTCTGGCGTTCTGCGTCGGGATCAGCATCTTCGAATAGTTCGTGCCCCAGAAAGCGTGGGGGCGCGGCAGCGGTGTGAAGCCCACGAAGGGCTTGCGATCCACAGGCTCCTTATCGAGGATTTGATCGCCGGCCATGAAAATCTTGTGGAGCTGGCTGACGGGGGTTTCGTCGTCCCCGTCGATGTTCATCTCCATGTAGCACTCATAGAGCATGATCTGGCGAGCGCTCTTCTGGCTCTCGTCCATGCCCCGCACACCGATCATGTCGTCGGTCTGCTGGTAGCGCTCGATCTGCTCCGGTTCCTGGCTCAGCCACAGCCTGTCGGTGTCCTGCAGCTGCGTGATGATCTTAGGATCGAAGCCCATCTTTATCAGATCGGACACGGTCTTCGGCTCACGGTGGAAGCAGAACTCGGCGGATTTAAGGTCTTCCGACATTGGCGCGATGCCGAACTGTTCCGGCGGCAGCACCTTGATGCGGACCTGAGAGCGGTCCTTCGGCACCTTGACGCGGACGCGCTTGAACGTCGAGCCGGCATCGCTGCCGTCGATCTGCGTGATCTCAGTGCCAGGGTTCTTGGCGAGGAACGCCGAGACCTCCTGATAAGTCGTCTCCGTCAGATCATAATAATTTGTGGTCTTCTTGGTCTCCCACCAGACCTTACAGACGCCAACGCGGCCGAGCAGACCGTCGTCGATCACGTCCTGCATAATCTGGAAGCCAGGGTTCTGGCGAAACAGGACGTGCGTGCAGTAATCGGTGCGGACCTGGGCGGCCTGAGCATCTTCGCCGTTTACGGGCGAGAAGCTGACCGGCTGGTTATTGCCGCTGAATACCTCCAGCAGCTGGGCCTTCATGCTCTCAACGGCGTCCCAGACGTCATACGACACATAGTTCGTGTCGCCTGCGCTCATCTTGTAGGGACGCTCTCCGTTGTAATACTTCATGACTGTTTCACGTTCTTTGGAGAGCTTACTCTCCGAGAACCCGACCGCTAGGCCGATCTGGTTTGAAAGGCGGGCGACGAGGGTTTCGTCTTCATCAGAGGCCGACACTACTCGATCCTTTCATACCAATCTTCTTGGTTGATTATGGGCACAAAGAAGCCCTCGTTGATGTGGTCGCAGAGGGCGAGCGCCATTACGGTGTCGTCGTGGCAGCCTTTCTCGGCCTCCATGGTGCCCTTCTGGGTCACGATGAAGGATTGCATTTCGGCCAGGGTGACGCGGTCGTAGATTTCAATCTCGCCGTCGCGCAGGTTGGCGCGGAGCTTGTTAATGATCAGCGGCTTCGTCTTCTCGGACGTGAAGAAACCGACGTAGGTGGTCTCCTGATCGGTGATCCGGTCCACGACGGTTTCGGTATAGAAGTTGGGGTAGCCTTCATCCTTCTGGATCACACGGTTCGTGAGGATGCCGTGGTTGTTCCGTTCGCAGATGATCGTGGCGTCGGAATACAGCCGGCCGAGGTTTGCCAGGATGGTGCCGAACATATCGGGGTCGAAGCGGTCGGAGCGCCACACTGCGGCCTGCCGGCGATGGCTGTCGAACACCTGGGCGACGGAGCTATCCTTCTGCACGCCAGCGCCAACGTCGGCACCGATGTAGTAGGTTTCCTTCTCGTCGAACGGGAGGTAGCAGAACAGCTCGCCGCGTGGGTCGTTTTCCCACTCTTTGCCGAACAGCGTCTTGCGCGCTATGGGCTCCCAGCCCAGCTCGACGTCAGGTGACTTTTCGAACTTCGCCTTGGCCTTCTCACGCATCTCAACGATCTTATCGCCGTTGAATACCGGTCGGCCGGACGTCAAGAAACTCTCTTCGACGGTGCAGGGGTATTCTTGTTTGAACAGGTCTTCGCCCTTCGTCGCGATCTTGCGGCGGCGGAACATCAGCTGCCCGTCGTCGAGGCCGTGCCGCGCTACCAGCTCTTCTTCCTTCGCCGTGCGGCGGAAGTCGGCTGGAACTTCGGCGGTGTAGCTGGGCTCGATAAACCAAGCCAGGAACACCAGCTCGAACTCGCTATCGCCAGATATTGCCATCTGGCACTGATCATAGAACGGCCCGCTCATGCCGTTCGATGTGCTCTCGATATAGACCTCAGTGCCGTCAGCGTCAGGGATCGCTTCAAGCAGGCCGTTGTAGTTTGCCAGCGCGGAGTTTTTCGGCCAATGGGCCAGCTCCGACAGGTGGGCATGTGTGATAGTCTCACCGCGACCAATTCCGTCGCCGCCCGCCGTGGCAACCATGTAGCCGGCGTCGATGTTCGCAAACTTCAGCTCTTTACGGCTGGAGTATTTCGTCTCTGGGCGCACGGCCGGTGGGCACAGTTCGTAGAAGCGCTGCGTCATATCGAACAGCGATTGCGTGCTCTCAGCCTTGTGGGTCACCACGATGGCCTTGCGAGCTTGTCCAGGCAGCGTCTGCGAGACCTGGGAGAACATCCGGCCGCCCACATAGGTGGACAGGCCCATCTGACGTCCCTTGACGATGATGATGCGGACGCGGCCGGTGCGCTCCAGCTGCCGCATAACGACCTCGTGGAGGATGCGCTGCGCACGGTTTAGAAGGAAGGGCTGAACGCCCCGGTCCTTCGTCCGTATCTTCAGGCACTTCTCAGCGTAGAACGGGAAGTCACAATAAAGCCGGCGGCGCACTGCCAGAACATCTTGGGCCATGCGCCTCCAGATTTATGTTTCGGGGTTTTCCTCCGCAGCCAGGATGGCCAGGAAGTCTTCAGCCTTCGAGACCTTCAGTTCGGTCTTCTGGGCTGGTTTGGCCTTCGTGAAGCCGAGCAGCGCCGTTGCGGCAGCGACCCGTTCACGCGTGGTGCCGGTCTTGTCCAGCATCACTTCCGCGAGCATCTCCAGCGCGTCCTGCGCCTTCTTGTCGTCGGTCGTGAGGCCTGTATCGATCAGGTCTTGTTCAATCATGGTGGCGATCAGTTCCTTTCCTTCGGCCCTGGCGCGGTCACGTTCCGCAGCCACTTCGACCTTCTTTCCGGCCCAACCGTCAGGGACGCCACGGCGAGTGCCGAGCGTGCCGTCTGCGCGCCATTTGGCGAACCGTTCGCGGGCCAGACGCTGTTTGTTCTCGAAAGCCTCAAGGGTTTTCGGATAGCCGCGCCGACCAACGAGGTCTGGGTAGAAAACGCCCTTCGGCCGGCCGTCGAGCAGCGGCTTGTTTTTCTTCGTGCGCGTTGGGCGTTTCTTTACGGGCATGTTACATTCCTGGGGGACGCGGCGGCCCACCCATTGGGGCACCTTGTGGAGGCATCGGCGGACGCGGCGGCTGCATACCCATCGGCGGCGCACCCTGCGGAGGACCACCCGGAGGCGGGCCACCCTGCGGAGGCATCGGTGGCTTTGGCTGCATCTTCCGGCCAATCGCGGCCTTGGTGATCGTGTGCATCGTCTGCAGACCAGCCTGACCCTGTAACGGGCCGTTGTGCTGGATCAGCGCCTGACCCTGCTGGGGCGTGAATACGCCGGCCTGGGTGAGCCCGCCGATAGTCGCGTGGATGTCGTCGGTGTTCACAGGCACGCCGGCATGAGCCGCAGCCATCGCAATGTGCGACTTGAAGTTCAGGCCTGGGTTCGCTGCGAAGCCGCCGCCTGGGGGAGCACCCGGGGGAGCCCCGCCGCCGCCAGCCATCCCGCCACCCGGAGGGGCCGGTGGTTGACCAGCTTGTCGGCTCATTACGCGCGCCGCGTTCGCCTTAATGGCACCGGTATGGGCCGCCTGAGACGCCTGCGAAGACGCGACGCCCTGCCCCTGGCCGGGGGTATGATTGGTGGATTGTTTCCACATTGGTTCAACCTTTCTTCGGCCTGGGGCCGTGCGTCATGAGACGATGCGTGAAGTGATGCGCAGTGGCAGCACGGCGGTGATGGTCGGGGATCGCCTTGTGAAGGGCGGTCTGCTTGGCGGCCACGTTCTCTTCGTGGGTCGCTCCGTGCGCGCCGGCTACCGCTTCGATGGCGTCGGCCACGTCATGGTCGCCTGAGGCACGCGCCTGGGCGGCCTTTGAGACGGCCATCTTGTGGTAACCATCGGCAGAGGCAGCGATCTTCGCAGCGCGGATTATCGCTTCGGTCTGATCGCCGCCGGCCGCAGTAGGTTCGCTGGAGCCCGAGATATCCTTGAGCTTCGCCTGGACGTTCCTGGCCACGGCGCGGTCGATGCCACCACCCCGTTCGCCGTGTGCGATGATCGCGGCGGCGTCGTCGGGATATGCAGCGTGGATCGCAGCGTGGACCGCAGCGCGCGTGTGCGCCGGGTTACCGTTGGCGATGAAGCCCTCCAGCGTGGTCCCGTTCGACATTGCCGAGGAAGTCGGGCTGCCAAGCTGGGGGATGCCGAGAGACGAGGCTACAGGATCGCCGCCAGGAGCCGCTGGGACCGCCTGGGCCATTGGAGCGGGGGCTGGAGCGCGGGAAGCCTTAGGGGCCTCCAGCGGGTTGTTATTCCGGTCCAGCGGCGTGTTGACGGGCACAAGGTCAGGGCGCACCCCGGTGACAGGGTCCGCAGCGCCGTCCGAGGCGTTTGCCATGACGCCGCGCGCTCCACGCATCGCGGTGTTGATCGCTGCGTCCACGGCGGTGTTCGAAACTCCGTCCTGTGGGTTTGGCGTCGTGGTGCCGGCCGTGAGCTTGGTCTGGTTCTGCAACGCTGATTTGTCGACGCTCGTCTGCGCCAGCCAATCGGGGTCAACCTTGCGGTTGGCGAGGCGGGCTGCGAAGGCGGCGCGGCTGCGCGCTACGGCGGTCGAATTGGCCTGCGCGACGTCCCCCTGACCGCTCAGATCAGCTGTGCCATCAGGCCCGCTGTTCGGCGTCAGTGTGGGCACGCCACGAAGAGGATCGACGCTGCTGCCTGGGAGATTTACGCCCGACAGGAACGACGTAGCTTTGGCCTGCGCGTCTGCCGTGGCGGCGTCGTGCGCTGCCCAAGGATCGCCCGAGGGCGGCTTGTAGGCGGGGCCGTTGGTGAGCTTCGTGGCCGCTACTTGATCGGCCGCGATGGTGGCAGGATCAGCGGACGCGCCGGGCAGCTGCACACCGACGTTCAGGCCTGGGCCTGTTTTCGCCGGAATAGCGCTGCGGAGGTCGTTGACCGCGTCACCGATATTCTTGAGGCCGGTGAACGAGCTTTGGCCGGCGTCCATACCCAGGCTGTCGAGCATACGCTGCGACTTCATCGCCTGAAGGCGGACGTTCGGCGTGTTCGTGCCCATGAGGCTGTCGAGCGCGCCGCCGACCGCGCCGCCGACCTTGCTCTCGCCGTGGAGGCCGAGAACAGAGCCGATCATTGCGGTAGGGCTGCCCGAATAGATTGCGCCGCCGATGGCCGCACCGCGCGCTGCGAGGCTGCCGAGCTGGCGGAACGGGCCGTTAGCCTGGTTTTGGAAGGACGACGGTGCGAGCGTGTTGAGATCGAGCGCAGCGTTCTTGATCGGGCCTATGATTTCGTCAGGCGCGTTCCAGCTGTTGATCTGGTTGAACAGCGAGCCGTCCTGATCGGTGATCGTGTTGTTCTTCGGCAGAGCCTGCCGCTGGAACATTTGGATGGCCGAACGAGCCTGCCCCTGGTCGATTACGCCCACGCCCTGCAGATCGTTGATCCGCGCTACGGCGTCGTTGACGAGGTTGCGCTTTACGGTGTTCGCGATGGTGAGCTGGTCGGTCGTGCCGGTGAGCTGCTTCGCGGCAGCCGTGGCGTCGTCGAGGTAGCTGTTCACGCGGATATTGGACTGCGCCTGTTCGGGCGAGGCCGGCTCCGGTTGCATCCTCGACATTACGTTGTCGGAAGCAGCCTGCACGCCAGCCTTCGCCACGCCGCCGGCCATAGAGGCCACACGAGCAGCGCCGCCTTGGGCAGCAGCGCCAGCGACCTGATACGGGTCGACGGAAAGGCCCTTGTCGGTGTCAGCGGTTTGGCCAACTTGGCCTTCCGCGTTGACTGCGCCAGAGGCAGCGGCGTCGAAGCCACCAGCAACGAGCGGCTTGGCCAACGTCGGCGCGGCCCTGATAATGTCGCCGGGGATGCCGACTTCGGAGAGACCGCCGGCCGCCGCCATCGTTCCGGCCTGCACAGCCGTAGTGGCCGCGCCGCCGAGCAGGGCGTCAGTGGACGATTTGTCCTCGTGGTTGTTCGCGGCGCGCGCTGTGACGTTGTCGCCAAAGTTCAGCGCGCCAGCAGCGCCGGCCACGCCATACGGGCCCGCTACCGCGCCGCCAGCGAGCATCGCAGCGGTGGGAGCAGCGCCGGCAGCGGCCGAGCGGAGGAGATCGTGGCCGGTCTGTGACCAGCTGCCGCCACCAGAAACCTGATCCTTGATGTCCTGTCCCAGGTTCGGGGCGACGTAATTCTTGTCGGCGGGGAGAGCGTTCTCCAGCCATTTACCGGCGGCGGCCACCCGGGGATATCCAGCGGCCGTCGCGGCGGTGTCGATGGTGTTGCCGAGACCTTCTGCAGCGCCCGAAGCGCCCGCGTAAAGATCGTCGGTGATGCCCGTAGCGGGCGCGGCCGGCGCGGCAGCAGCAGGCGCAGCGGAGTTCGTGGCAGCCATAGAGGCCTTCACGTCGTCGACTTGCGTTTGCTGGTCGGCCGGCGAGAGGGTCTCAAAGCCGTCGATGTTCACATTGGCGGTGTGATCGCCCATGTCGATTGCAACGGTGGCCATTGAGACCCTCCTTTCGTTACTGGTTCGGTGTGGTCCCGACGATCTGGAACTTCGTGCCCGAGGGCGTTACGTTCCAATTCCCGTTCGGGCTCTTCTGGATGGTGGCCTGAGACGTTCCACCCGAAACACCGAGGGAGTTGATGTAGCCCGCGTCCTGCTGCGCTTTCCAAGCCTGGAAGGCACCGGGATGCGTCCGCATCGCGTTCTGGTCGTCCTGAGGGGTCTGTTTCCAGGCCTGATAGACGTCCTGATCGTGCTGCGCTGCGGCTTTCATCGGAGCGATAAGCGGAACAATAGCCTGCGGGTTCGTGTCCATCTTGGCGATCTGGCCAGTGGCGAACTCGAACTCGCGTTGGTTCTTGATCTGCACGCCCTTGATGCTGGCGAAGCCGCCGGCAGCGAGCTGTTTCGACATCGCGTCGGTGAGCTGCGCGGACGAGGCGTTTACGTCGCCCAGGCCGAACTCTCGGGCAAGGTAGCGCCTGCCTTGTTCCAGCAGCGTAGAGCCAGCACCAGACGAGGGGTCTTGCGATAGCTTCGTGAAGTTGTTGATCGCTGCGAGCTTCTGCGCAGACGACACGCCGCTGGCCACCACGTTGTCGATGCCGTCGTTGGCGTCTTTCACGGTGTCCTTGGCGAGGGTTTGGTTCGCGGCAGTCGTGCCGGTGGTCTGGCCGACCGTGCGCGCTGTGTTGTTCGCAGAGTTGATCGACTGCGTCGTGTTCCCCGCCATCGGGCGGTAGGACACTTCGCCAGAGGTCGGATCGATGAACTCCTGCTGGTCGGGAGCGCCGGCCGTGCCCGCGACAATCTTGCCGGTGGGCTTCGGCTGCATCTTCAGCCCGAGCATGTTGTTCTGGTAAGCCATCTGCTGGTTGGCACGGGCCTGGGCGACCACGTCGGTCTGGTATTTCAGGTTGTTCGTGCGGTCCTGCGATTGGAGACCCGTAACGGCCTGCATACCCGCGCCGAGGCCTTGGCCCAACGTCCGAGCGCCCATCATACCGGCACCCATCGCCATCAGCTTGTCGCCAAACGTGGATCGATACATGGACGGATCGAGGCCCGGGATACCGATCTGGGCCATCTGCGGGTCGGTGTGCTGAGGCTGGTCTCCCGTGAACGTGTCGGAGCCGGCCGGCGGCGGCGTGATGCTGCCGGTGCTTCCCGTTACGGTCGCGGGCTGCGAGCCTGGAGCCTGCTGCGGGCCGGGCTGGCCGTTGATGCGGCCTAGGACGTGCTGAGCGTATTGAGGATCGCCGCCGCCGTTGTAACCTACGAGAGCAGGGGCCCACTGTTGCGGGTTCTGCAGATCGAGCTTGTTGGCAGCAGCCTTCTTTGCGAAGTAGCCGAGCGAGAACGCGATGTTCTTCGCGGGGTCCGTTATGTCGGCCGCCGAGATCGGAGCCATGCCGTAGCCCGGCTTCGCTGCCGTGCTGGGGATGATCTGCCCGATATTGTCGGACGCCGCGCCTTCGCCGCTCTCCTGCTGGAGCATTGCGTGGGCGAGCGGACGCGGGATGCCGTTCTTGTCGGCCTCCGTGTCGATGATAGCTGCGATGCCAGGGTCGGAGTTCGCCACAGTCGGCATCGTGGGGTTGCCGGCGGCCGGGGGAGCTTGGCCGGGGAGCGCCGGGACGGCCGCCTGGGGGCCCACAGGGCCGGGTCCAGAGCCGGGCAGTCCACCCGTAGCGGGCGGCGGTGCAACAGGCTTGGGCGGGGCGGCGGGGGGCGGCGTTGGGGCGGCGGCGGGCGGCGTTGGGGC